GCCGTGAGACCAAGGGTCGCAGGATAGGCAGGGGTCTGACCACCAGCGGCAAGGATGCTCACCTCGAACAGGTTGGCTTCCTTGATCGTGCGCTGATTGCCGTCCCAGGCATCTTGCACCTTCTGGAAGCCGAATGACATTCCAGCGGCGGCGGATTCGTGGGTCAGCATCGAGATGACCTTGGCGGCATCTGGATCTGCTGGGTCGAGCTTCGCCTCAACGCGGAGACCAGTCTCGTCCTCAGTCAACTGGAGGCGGCCGCTTGCAGTGGTCGCAAGTGCGCGCGTCTCATCGTGACCGAACAGGAAGGAGATGATCTTCTGTCCTGCGGATGCGCGAGCCAGCGAGCGCTTGAATGCGGCTGGCGCAATGCGCTCCTCGAATGGCAGACCAGCGGAAGCGCTGTTCCAGATCGCGGCGTAGCCAGTGAAGGTGCGCTGTCCGTCAGCGTCAGCCTCGGCAAGACGGTATTCGCCGATTGGTAGCGAGCGAACTTCCTTCTCTTTCATATCAACAATCTCCCTATCTTCAGCCGCGATAAGAGCATCTGCCCACGAGAGTACGCGATCAGTTGCATCGCGGTCAGTAGTTTCCACACCCCACAGGAAGCCAGCAACCGCACCTGGTCCAGGGAAGTCCTCGCTATCTTCGTCCTCGTTCTGCGCTACGCCTTCCCAGTCGCCACGATGACGGCGAATCCAGGCGGCCATACGGATGACCTTGTCGGTGTCTGCTCGACCTGCTGCTAGTTCACGAGCCTCCGAGATGGTGCGCGCTTGCAAGCCATCGCCAGCAAGACCGTCCTCTACGAATGACAAGCCACGAGCCGCTGCGTTGCGAATGTAGTCAGGCACCTCGTAGACAGCGCGCTCCTCGTCGGCGAGATACTCATCAGGAGAGTACGCCTCGATCTCTAGGCGGCGAGCCATCGCGCGCACATCGGCATCATTGTCAATCGCGTACTCAAGTTCCTCGCCGTACTGCTCCTTTAGGAGACCGTACTTGTACTCCTTGAATGCAAGACCTGTGGCGAAGGGTGAGCCGTCAAAGTCGTTGAGGTGAACCTCTTCAACGCCAGCCACCTTGTACTCCTGGAGCCAGGCGCGCGTCTCTCCAAGTCGCTCAATCGATCGAGCCGAGACCACGATGATCTGCGTGTCGCCAGACATCACCTGCTCGTTGAGCGCGTCAATCAACGGCTGGTTCGGCTGCTCGCCGTCCAGCACGAGCGTGCCGTCTAGGTCAACGATTGTGTAGCTCAAGCCTGCGGCTCCTGACCAACTACGCCAATATTCAGTGGCTTCCAATGCTGGTCGCCGCCTTCAATGTCGGAGAGGTCCTCCAGTCGCCTGATCTCATTCAAGCTGCGGATGCCATTTTGTAGCTGAACTGCATACGCGTCCATACGCTCTTTAGTGGTCGGTCGCAGCAAGCCGTCAATGGTGAACTTGATGAAGGTCTGATCCGCACCTGGTACGAGTCGCTGCAAGCCAGCCTCTAGCCTCGTCACCAATGGACCTAGTCCAAGTCTCAACCAGGCTTGACCCAAGACCTCAGAAGTGGCGTATGAACTGGCCTCTGGATATTGCAGCAACTGGAGCGGTACGCCCATCAACCTGGCAATGCTTTCTACTCCCCAGTGAAGGGTCTCCACCAACTGCATATCGCTGATCTTCATTGACATCTGCTGGAAGTCAGCACCACCAGTCAACACCGCGATCTTGTGCATCTTCTCGATGCCCTCGTGGCGGCGGCTGAATGAGCTGCGGAGTTGCTCTGCCTGATCCTGCGTCAACTCACCTGGGATGCGGATGACGGCTGAAGGCGCAGCGCCCTGCTCGTAGAACTTCGCGCTGTACAACTGCGTGGCGCTGGCAAGGCCGAGCGTCGTGCGGTGCTGCTCCACTGGCGAAGGCGCGCGGAGTGATGAGCCAGTGGCGAAGAGTGGGATGTGGAGAATGGCATCGGAGGTCAACTCTACGCCTACATTGTCGTCGCCCATCACGGTGTAGATCGGTGAACCATCAACGCTCTTGATAGTCACCTTGTGTGGGTCAAGCGGTCGCATCTCAACAATGTCGCCATTGCGGCCCTTGATGAACAGCACGAAACAGTTACCGTCGATGAGAAGTGAGGAGACCATTCGATGCTTGAGATCGAACGCCGTGAAGTTGGCGTTCGCTGGCTGGGGCATCGTCAGCCACGATGGTGACGGACGATATGGTCGGCGTGTTCCGTCGATGCGGATGTAGGTATCCCACGGAAGCGACGCAACGGTGTCGGCATACAGCTTGACTGCTGCGTAGTAGGCTCCGATTGAGAGGGCTGTCTGCGAGTTGATTGCAACACCAGCAGAAGAGACGAGCGGTTGATTGTCGGTAATCCAGGTCCCGCCTACTGCGCGAGTCTCACCAAGGATGCGGCGAAGGATGCTCACTTACGGTCTCCTAGCGTATAGCCGATAGCGGCAACAGCCGCACCAAGTGCGATGAGTCCCAATGGGAGAGAGAGTAGCGCGACCCCTGCAATGATGAGTGCCGCACCCACAAGTTCAATACCGTTGCTAATCATAGGTTGATCCACTCCACTTTCGCTGCTGACTTAGGTTCGATCTGTAGGAACTTTACACCCTGGAACGCAACCACGGCAGAGACGGCTGCGTCGATGCGGTCAGGTGAGGCCTTGTAGGCTTTTGTTAGTACCTGCCCATAGCGCGTCAGGCGCGTGTGAACATTGCTGATATGGCGTGCCAAGAGCGGTGACCCATCGTGGCGCAGCCCCTCACCAGTCGCCACGGCCGTAAAGAATCGGTCAACGGCTGGACCCATCCGCTCAATGGTGGCGGTGTTGAACACTGCCACGCGCTTGCCATATCGGCGAGTCCACTCCTCGATCTCAGAGGACCAGCCAGGTGGGTCGCAGAAGAGCGTGGCATCGTAGGTCTGCATCACCTGATCTACGAACGCATCAACCTCGCCGCGCGGCACGGTCCAATCTGGGTCGCGGTTGGTATCGGACTTCTCCCACGCCTTGATCAGGAAGATGTGACCGTCCATTGTGCAAGCCGTCAACACAGAGGCATCTCGCGCATAGGAGCCGTCGAACCCGACGCTAAGTCGCTCGCCTGGGATCAGGACTCGCTCACGGTCTGCCAGCTTCATCCACGCCTCTGCACCAATCCAGCGGTCTGGTGGCTGCACAAAGCGGTTGAGGTGATAGCGCTGCCACTCGTGCATCGGCACCTCGTTGGCTCGTGCCAGCAGCCTGTCAATGTCTACGAATGCAGGAGCGCTAGGGTTCGCCTGCTCTAGCGCAGCCCTACGGCCAGTGTCGGTCTCTAGGTCGTGGCTGTCCGCAGCCGCCCACCATTCGACTAGGAAGCCAGGGTCGACCACCTCGCCAGACGAGATGCGCTTGGCGTAGGTCAGCATCCTGCCGAGCAGCGTGTTCTCGTCCGAGCCTGCGGTCGAGATGTTCAACTCCAGCGCCTCGGCTCGCTTGGCGAGTGAGTTGGAGAGCACGAGATGCACCCGCTCCTTGTTGCCTGTCCACTCGTGCAACTCGTCTGCGATAAAGCAGGTTGGTCGCCCGCCGTCGTTGGTGCCTGCCGCAGCAGCCACGCGGTACATACGGCCTGGGCGATCCTTGATGAGGATCTCTGTGTCGTAGACCTCGAACAGTTTCGCCAGCGGACCCTGCGTCAACATAATGCGAGCAGTGCCGAACAGCAGGTCAGCCTGCTCGAATGACGCTGCCGCGATAGGGATGTTCGGTGACTTGGGAGCCTTTGGTCCTGCCAGTTCAGCCAGGGCGATAGCCGCGAGCAGCTCGGTCTTGCCGTTGCCCTTGGGCGTACCTAGCAGGGCGCGCTTCACGGTGCGCTTCTGTGTGGCTGGGTCGTACTCGTAGATACGCCAGATATAGGCGCGCTGCCAAGGCTCCAGCCTGAACGGCTCGCCGAACTTGTCACCCTCACCGTGGACCAGGTTGGTCTCAATCCAACGACAGACCAAGCCACCCCACGACGGAGGCGGTGGGCTGCTAATCGGCGATGAGTATAGCGGCCTCTTCGCTGGTGTCTTCGCCTGCGTCGACATAGCGTGGGTCGGCTTCGACTTCCGCTTCTGCGATGGCTGCGTTGGCGATTCTGGCATTCAGTTCCTCCAGGCTTCTAGCTGCCTCACCATACACGATGCCTAGCGTCAGCCCTGCCTTAGGGTGCAGACCGAAGCGATCCTCCAGTTGGCGGATCTCGGCATCCACTGAGGTGCGCTGTCGGTACATAGGGTTCAGGATCTTCTGCCCCTGAGAGCCTGAGATCATTGGCTCCTCGCGTAGGTAGATGTCCATCCGCTCGCGCTCGTCGTACATCGAGAAGAGCCGCTCAAGCGCTGGCATCTGCGCTGGCTGCACAACCTGAGCGAACGGTGAGCGCCAGAAGATCTCCCACGCCTTGACCCAGCGGTCGGTCAGGTGTGCAGGCGCAGCAGGAATCGCAGCGAGATCAACCTGGATCTGCGGCAGCACGCCAAGATCTTTGGTCGATCTGTTCTGTCTTTTGTCTGCTGGCTTTTTCGCGCTCATCAAAAAAACTCCCAACTGTTCGTGGAACCCACACCGTACAGGAGATAGACGAACA